AGGTTGCAGCAGCTGAGGTTGGCACGATCGAGGAAGGCGACAACCTAACTAAGTACGGCAAATTTACAAAGGCAGACGGGTTGCCCTGGTGCGGTTCATTTGTCAATTGGTGTGCTGCACAAGCTGGCATCAAACTTCACAGCGTTGTTGGCACAGCTGTTGGGGCACATAAATTCAAGGAAATGCAACGCTGGTCAGGTATGCCGCAGCTCGGCTATTTGGCTTTCATGGACTTCCCGCATGACGGCGTAGATCGTATTTCACACATTGGCATTGTTGTCGGACTCATTGACACAAAAACATGTTTAACAATCGAAGGCAACACCAGCGGCACAGGCGATCAACGCAATGGCGGCATGGTCATGGTTAAGGTCAGGTCATACGGAGAAGGCAAAGAGATCGTCGGTTTTGGCATACCAAAGTTTGTGCCATACAAAGGCGAGTTTCCAAAGGTAGATGCACCAGCTGCAAAAGCAGCCGCAGTCAAAAAGGAGAGCAAAAAATGGAACAAGCAAAAGCCGTAGCAGCCTCATGGGCACGCTCATTTATGGCAGCAGCACTTGCCCTATACATGGCAGGTGTTACCGACCCAAAGACACTAGCAATGGCAGGCGTGGCAGCTGTTGCGCCAGTGATCTTGCGTTGGCTTAATCCAAACGACAAAAGTTTTGGCAACTTGGGGAAGTAGCCAGAAACTCACAGCGGCAGGGTTGGTTTGGGCACTTGCACTAATCCTGACCGCTTGTGGGTATCAAGGCTGGGTACGTTATGAGTGCCAAGAATACGAAAATTGGTCTAAGCCAGAGTGCAAAAAACCGCAATGCCTCCCCACTGGAACGTGTACTGACGACATACTTGGATTCCCAACACGACAAACCGACACGCCGTAGGACACCTGAGGACGTACACGCACAGCTCATATTGATTATTGGTTCAACACTAGCTGCCGTGTTTTTGATCGTAACCGTTGGCATTACCTACGCACTAATTTTTGTCACACAACCAATTGGCGCACAAGCACCCAACGACGCTGCATTTATAGATTTACTCAAAACACTTGCGATCTTTTTAACAGGTTCACTGGGCGGAGTCCTGGCTGGCAATGGACTCAAATCCAAGCAAAAGTCAGGTGACACGCCGACAAACACGCAAGGTTCTTGACCGCGCGCCAATCATGCGTCACCCTGAGTTCAGGTGGTAGTCCTATCACCAAGAATCGGGAGACTTCAAAATGGTACTTGATCTATTAGACCCAGAGACTTTAGGTCGTTTGGTTGGCGTAATCTTTCTCATGGTCTTAGGCGGCGCAGCTGGTTATGCCAAAGGCTTTAAGGAAGGCAAGCGCGAAGGCATGGCACGTCGTAAAGCAATCAGCCGCCACGTGTCAAACAAGGTGGCTGACTAATGGCATTTTTAGATAACTACGAAGGCAACAAAGAGCGCACAGATCGCTGGAATTCTACGTACCCTGAAGGTCGTTTGCAGGCACACATTGTTGAGTTTAACGCGGAGAAGGGCTACATACTCGTACAGGCTAAAGCGTGGCGCAATCAGACAGAGATCGAGCCAGCAGGCATTGATTATGCATACGGCTTTATTGCAGCTTACAACCCAAACATGAAACGCTGGTTTGTCGAGGACACTACGACCTCAGCTTTGATGCGCGTCATGGCATTGGTCATGGGCGGGACAGAAAAGGCAACGCGCGAAACAATGGAACAGGTCGAGAAGCTATCAACAAAGGTTGCCACAGCTGATGTAAAGGCTGATTACGATTACTGGACGACAAAGCATGGAGACGTGCCAAGTTATGCCACAGCAGGAGAAGCTGAGCAATCTGGCATACCGTCGCTGGGTTCATCACTTGATGAGATCGCAAATCAATTGGGTGGTCAACTAATCGAGGAAAAGCCATGCTGCGAGCATGGCAGCCGCGTGTGGAAAACAGGCGAGTCAGCCAAAACGGGTAAGGCTTGGGGCGGGTATTTCTGCACCGAGAAAACCAAAGCAAATCAGTGTGACCCAGTTTGGTATCAGCTAGGCAGCACAGGTCAATGGGTGGTGCGTTTGCCATGATCAATCCAAGGGACATATACAGAGCAACTGACGGCAAGATTTACAGTTTCAGCGGTTTTGGTGGCTTTATGAATTGCAGTGACTGCGACGACGACACCATGGTTAATGAATACGACCGTGAGGACGGTTTGGTTGTTTGGTTTTGTAAAAAGTGTGAGGACAGGTTGCATTTATGAGTGACTACATGGAGATGATCGACCTTAAAACAATGACGGGCAAACTGGTTTGCAATGGTGAATTGGTCGCTGAGTACAAAGTAGAGCAATGCGACAAATGCTCACAGATCACAAAGTTTGACTCTTTTGGCTATCAAAAAGGCTATGACAAACACGAGAAAATTATTTGGTTTTGTGGTGGTTGCCGTTGAAAATCAAGCTCACAGCCAATGAAATGTGCGTGTGCATGGTTGCAGCTGTTAAAATTACCAGTGACAAAGGCGATCTACTAGAGTCAAAAGGTCATTACAACGAAACATCATTTATGACCTATTTGGCAGAATTAGCCGAGTCAATTGGTAGTGAGTGGGCAGTCGCCAAATACTTTGGTTTGCCGTTTGACCCATTTGAGGACAAAGGCAAGGTCAAGGCTGATGTTGGCGCAGCTATTGAGGTGCGCTGGACAAAGTACGAGCTGGGTCAGCTGATCGTCTATGAGTACGACAGACCAAATGACATTGCCGTGCTAGTAACAGGCACAGCACCCAATTACTACATAGCAGGCTGGATACCAGTCACAATGGCACAGAAGCCACGATACCGACACAGCAAGCAACCGACTTGGTGGGTCACACAAATTAACCTGCAACCTATTGAGAATTTGAGGAAATCCAATTATGGAACAAGTTCAATTTGAGTGCCGCATTTGTAAAAAGGTGACACGGCAGCTCGTACATAAGATCACAGACAACCTGCCACAAGGCGTCGAGGTTATCCAATGTACAAAATGTGAGGTTATGGGTGTTGCACAGATAGGAGGCACAGATGCCGACGTATGAGTACAGATGTGTAGCTTGCAACATCAGCTATGAAGTCACAGAAAAGTACGCAGAGCACACAACACCGTATTGCTGCGGCTTTATGATGAGTCAGGTTTATGGTGCACCAGCGATAGTGTTTAAGGGTAAAGGTTGGGCGAATAAGTCATGAAGTTATCCACAGATGTTATCCACAGGGTGTGCGCAACGCCCAAGAGCACGCTCAATAACCTGTTAAACTTGACAGTCTTGGTACGCTGGTTTCGCTTGAAGCGAGCCGCTGAGGCGGGTAGCTCGCAAGGGCGCAATCGGCTAATGGGCAAGGTCTATGCCATTGCGGCATTGCTTTCAATAACGACAACACTAGAAGCAAATGCAGCTACTTATTCAATAGATCAATTAAAGCTCTATGCACACAGCAGAATTCTTGATTACAAAGAGTTCCAGTGCTTTAACAAGATCATCACAAAAGAATCACGGTGGTCATACACAGCACGTAATCACAGTCATTATGGATTAGGTCAGATGCGATCTACTTGGTATAGAGACCTTGACCCATACCGTCAAATAGATGCCACAATTCGCTATGTTACAAAGCGTTATCAAACGCCATGCAAAGCGTGGGCATTTCATCAAGAGAGGAACTACTACTGATGAGCAGTGCATTGCAGGGTAACGGCAGCACAACCAAGTGGCGCAAGATAAGGCTACGCATTTTGCAACGAGACGGCTATGTTTGTCAGATGTGTGGTGTGGAGGAAGCTAACAGCGTCGATCACATTGTGCCAAGAGCTGCTGGTGGCAGTGATGAGGAGTGGAATTTGCAAACATTATGCACTAGCTGCAATTCAAGCAAGGGAGGGCGTTTTTTTAGCGTGCCTAAGACACCTCTGACCCTTCCTGTTCCTTTTTATACCAAAAACGACTCGAAGTCGCATGAAAACGACTGAGAAGCCCTCAGAAGCCCTAGAAGGGGCACTAGACGGTCGCAAAGGGTCGCAACAGGGAAAAGATAGGGACACAGACCTGCAAATACCGCTATTAGGCATACAAACGCCTCGAATTCACACGCCATTGAACGATTTACCCTCACGCGGCGGGGAATTGATCGACTTGGCAGCTAGTTTGGGCGTGGAACTTATGGAGTGGCAAAAATTTGCCCTTATTCACACGCACAAGTACAAGCGTGACGGTAGGTGGGCATCACCAGTCAATTGCATTGTTGTGGCACGTCAAAACGGAAAATCATTTTTACAGCAGATCAGAATTCTTGGCGGTCTTTTCTTGTGGGACGAACCTTTACAGATCGGACAAGCTCATACCCTCAACACCTCATTGGAACAGTTTCGCCAGATGATGTGGACAATTGAAGCTAACGACTCATTGGCTAAGCAGGTCAAGAAGGTACGCCTAAATCATGGGGCGGAGGAAATCGAGACAAAAATGGGCACGCGCTTCATGGTGCGTGCTGGTGGCTCAGCTGCGCGAGGTATTAGCCGCCCGTCAACAATCCACCTTGACGAATTGTTACGTATGAACAACATGGACTCGTTTGCCTCATTGCGTTATACCCTTATGGCTGCGCCGAATCCTATGCTCATGGGTTATACAAACGCAGGCGATAACACGTCGGTTGTACTCAATTCCTTTAGAGATCGCGCCCTTGCCAGTATTGGCGGCGTAAAAGATGACATTGGGTATTTTGAGTGGTCGTCGCCAACAGATGAGATCACTTTGGAAAATGCTCGACATGCCAACCCAGCAATGGGCGTGACTATTCATGAGGACAATATCAGGTCGGTACTTAACGACCCGCCTAATGTTGTTATGTCCGAGGTTTTGTGCAGGTGGGTTGTGGCAATTCAAAACATTGTTGACGCGAGCGCGTGGAACAAATGCCTTGACAAGACGGTCGATCTTGACCCTGAGAAATTAACCTGGCTGGCTATTGATCTCTCACCAGACAGAAAACACGCAAGTCTCGTAGGGGCTCAGAAACTAGAAAACGAGTCGTTTGTCGTAAAGCTGCTGCACAGCTGGTCAAATGAGTTGCAGCTTGATGATCGCGAAATTGCAAACGAATTAGCAGACTATGCGCGCAAGTATCCGACTGAATATGTGCTTTACAGCAGAAAATCAGCTGGTGCGGTTGCCTCACGGCTTGCACCTGCTGGCATACCAGTGTTTGACATGGACGGTGCGTATCCGCAGAGCTGCGACGAAATGTTGTCGGCTATTAACAGCGGCAGACTCAAACACCGTGGGCAATCACAGCTGACTGAGGAAATTCTAGCTGCGGTACAATTGCGCCGTGGTGACGGCGGTTGGGTCATTGGCAGACGAGCCAGTAACGCAATAGTTTGCGGGGCAGTCGCCGTCGCCCTTGTTACACACTTTGCGACACGCCCAGACAATGATCTTGACATCATGGTTGGTTGATCATATAAGCCTGTCAGAATTAGGACATGGGTTTATTCGATCTATTTGTGCCAAAGGTGTCAGCTGCCGTTCCAGCTGCGCCTTTGGACGTTGACGCATCACTTGCGCCGTACTTTACTGAAAACAACAATTTTTATTTTTACGGCATTGCACAAGCTAATCGCGCAGAGGCAATGAGCGTGCCGACGGTGGCACGTGCTTTGAGCATTATCCAAACAATTGCATCATTGCCATTGCACACACGCAATGAGGCAACAGGTGAAAAGATTTCACAGCCACGCGTTATCAATCAACCAGACCCACGCATACCAGGTTCTACCTTTTACGGTTGGCTGATTTCCGATTTATTCTTTCACAACGCAGCCTATGCAATGGTCATGGAAAGATACGCCGATACAGGCAAAATTCGCGCAATGGAAAGAGTTGCACCAGAGCGCGTGTCAATCACAACAAATTTTGATAACACAGAAATTACAGCTTATGAGATCGACGGTAAGCCAATTGACCCAACAAACCTTGTCGTGTTTCCAAATACGCAAGAGGGTTTGTTAGCGCGTGCAGGTCGCACAATCAAAGCTGCTGCCGCGCTAGAAAAGGCGTCACTTAATTTTGCCAATGAGCCAACACCTCTCATGGTATTAAAATCTAACGGCACATCATTGCCAGCAGATCGTGTTGCAAAAATTCTGAGTGCTTGGCGCACAGCGCGTGCCAACAAATCAACAGCATTTCTCAATGCTGATGTCACAATGGAGTCAGTTGGTTTTGACCCTAAGAATTTGCAGCTCAATGAAGCCAGAAACTATGTATCGCTTGAATTAGCACGCGCATGTGGTTTGCCTGCTTATTTCACAGATAGCCAGCAATCATCATTTACATACGCCAATGCTTTAGACAAGCGACGTGACCTAGTTGACTTTGCTTTCCGTACTTACATGTCAATTATTGAACAGCGGCTATCTTTTGCGGACTTTACGCCAGCTGGCAACAAAGTCATGTTTGACCTAGACAATTTCTTGCGTGGCAATCCATTTGAACGCGCGCAGGTTTATGAAATCTTAAATCGTATCGGCGCAATGTCGATCGACGAAATACGCGCAGAGGAGGACATGTTGTTATGAAAAAACTCATCACGGCAATTGCTATCACCGCAGCTGATTCAAACAGTCGTACGATCACTGGTCGTATTGTGACATTTGAGGAAACTGGCACAGCCTCAATTGGTAAAGTGCAGTTTGCAAAGGGAAGTATCGAGGCAGTGCCCGTCTTACTCAACCTAGAGCATGACCGCACACGTCGTATTGGCAAAACATTGTCAATTGAGTCAAACGAGCAGGGCATTGACGCAACATTTAAGATCGCCAACACAACAGCTGGCACAGATGCACTTGTAGAAGCCTCAGAAGGTTTGCGCGACGGATTTAGCGTTGAGGTTTATTTTGACGAATACGAGACACTTAAAGACGGAACAGTGCGGATTCTCAAAGGCGAAATGACTGGCGTTGCTTTAACGTCAGAGCCTGCAATTAGATCAGCACGCGTCAACGAGGTCGCAGCAACAACAGGCGACGAGCCTGAAATTTCTGACTCAACAGTTGAGCCAGAGGAAACACCAACAACAGAAGGAGACGAAGTGGACAACACCGTCACAAACGCGGACACCGTCGAGACGGTAGAAGCTGCCCAGTCAGTAACAGCAAATGCAAAGCCAGCCGTAGGCGGTTGGACATCAAAGCCACGCCTAGAGTTCACAGCTGCTAAGTATTTGGAAAACACAATTCGCGCCTCACTTGGCGAGGAATCAGCACGTCAGTATGTCGCAGCGGCAGATGACACAACAGACAACGCAGGTCTTGTGCCTACACGTCAGTTGACAGAAGTTATCAACGGACTTGCTAACAACACACGATCAGCAATTGACGCAATCAGCCGTGGCGTTTTGCCTGATGCTGGTATGTCATTTGAAATTCCAAAAATCACAACAATGCCAACAGTTGCTGAAACAGCAGAAGCAGGCACACCAAGCGAAACAGATCAGGCTTCAAGTTTCTTGTCAGTTACAGTCAAAAAGTATGCTGGACAGCAAACATTTAGCGTTGAATTGCTAGATCGCACATCACCATTATTCTTTAACGAGTTGCTTAACAACATGTCAGCAGCTTATGCAAAGGCAACCGACCTTGCTGTTTACACAGCACTGGCATCTGGTGCAACAGCTGATGCAACAACACTGACAACATACCCAACAGCTTCAGAGTTGCTTGGCTTTGTGTCACGCGGTGCTGCATCTGTTTACTCAAACACACAAGGTTTTGCTCGCAACATCTTGGCAAACACGAGCCAGTGGGCAAACCTAATGACACTTAACGACTCAGGTCGTCCAATTTACATGGCTGCACAGCCAAGCAACGCAGGCGGCGCAGTACGTCCAGACTCAATCCGCGGCAACGTCGCAGGTCTTGATCTATACGTCACAGCAAACGTACCGTCAGCAAATGACACTGACAAAGATGACTCAATGCTAATCATCAACCCAAGTGCTTATACATGGTACGAGTCACCAACATACCGCTTGCGTGCAGACGTAATCGCGTCAGGTCAAATTGCAGTTTCAGTTTATGGATACGGCGCAATTGCAACCAAGATCGGTGCAGGCGCGTTTGGTATCAACAAGACCTGATAACTAGCCATTAACTAATCATGCGGCGGGTTCTCCCGATCTCGCCGCAGCAGTCGAAAGGAAACGGACATGCCAGCCATTGTTACAGCAAGTCAATTGCGCACGGTGCTTGGCGTGTCCGTTTCACTTTACAGCGACAGTTATTTAGACGAGATCATCAACACCAGCGAGGACGTCATTTTGCCAATGCTGGTTGCAAACGTTTCAGGCATTGACGCTTACAAGTTGAAAGACAACGTAGCTACTTTTTACACAATCCGCGAGCATTACTTTGTAGCTGGTCAATCAGTAATCGTGACAGGTTTGCCTGCACCATTTAGCGCAACTTTTACAGTCGTTGACGCCGCGCCTTATTACTTCACAGCAGCACTTACAAACGCAGATGTCACATTGCGCCCAATCGTGCCAAACGGCAAAGCAACATTGTCTGGTTATTCAGCTGCTCAAATT